GAGAAAAAGTGCAGATAGAACAACTAAAAACTGAGGATTTGTTAAGCTACGCAAAGAATTCTAGGACTCATTCTGAGGCGCAAATAGATCAAATTGCTGCGTCAATTAAGGAGTTTGGATTCACTAATCCTATTTTGATTGATGCTGAGAACCAGATCATTGCCGGACATGGTCGAGTTACTGCCGCGCGAAAGCTGAAGTTAAGTGAAGTGCCTTGCATTCGGCTTGGCTACTTAACTGAATCTCAAAAAAGAGCCTATGTGATTGCTGACAACAAACTTGCACTTAACGCTGGCTGGGATGATGAGCTTCTGGCGTTGGAAATCCAAGATTTGAAGGATGAGGACTTTGACATTTCCCTGCTTGGTTTTGATGACGATGAGTTAAGCAAGATCATGGAAACCTTGGTCGAGGAGGTTGAAGGCTTAACAGACGAGGACGATGTTCCTGAAACGCCGGAGGAGCCGAAGACCAAACTTGGCGACATTTACAAGTTGGGCAACCATCGATTGATGTGTGGAGACTCCACCAGCATTGACGCTGTGGATAAGTTGATGGATGGTGATAGACCTGACATGATTTTTACAGACCCACCATATAACATTGATTATCAAGGGGTTAGCGACAAACGAGAAAAAATTAAAAACGACAAAATGGAAGATTCCGATTTTGTGGATTTTCTAACTCAAAGTCTTTTTGGTTGTGAAACTATGTATGTCTGCTGCTCTTGGCACTATGCTCATCTTTTCAGAGAAGCCATGGAGAAGATTGGGAGAAAGCCAAAAGCAATGATTGTTTGGAATAAAGTAAATCCCGCTCAACATCTAGACAAATACTTTAAGCAGCACGAAATCATTTTTTATTATGGCGACTACGGCGGTCATAAAACAGTCAGAGGAGATGTTTGGACTATAAAAAGACAGAAAAACACCGTACATCCAACAATGAAACCTGTAGAACTTATAGAAATGGCGATTGAGGATAACAAAGGAAAGAAAATTGTTTTTGATATGTTTGGTGGCAGCGGTAGCACGATGATTGCTTGTGAAAAACAAGGCAGACATGCTCGGCTGATGGAACTTGAGCCAAAGTATTGCGATGTGATTGTTAAGCGATGGGAAGATTTCACCGGAAAGAAAGCGGAGCTAATCAATGGCAGCGACAGTACCACTTGACACCATTTGCCGGCTTCTGGATTTAACCCCTCAGAGGATTGGTCAACTTGCCAAAGAAGGAATCATTCCAAAACTGGAGCGAGGTAAATATGAGCTTGTGCCGGTTGTTAGGGCTTACATCCATTTTTTGAGGATGGGAAACCTCAAGAGGGATTTGCCAGAGGATGACTACACCACGCACAGGATGCGATTGACCAGAGCCAAAGCCGACATCATGGAGATGGAAAAGGCGCAAATGGAAGAACAGCTAATTCCAGCTTCAGACATCGAGACTGCGTGGATAGAAGCAACCACCAACATGAGGGCGAAACTTTTATCCTTACCAACCAAGGCGGCTGCGGAGGTTTTCTCTGCTGAATCTATCTCTGAAGTCAAAAACCTGTTAAAAGAACAAATCTACGAAGCACTCAATGAACTTGAAAATGTCGAAGTCCATGTCCATAACCCTGTCCTGTCATCCGACACTGGGGAAGGTGTTGACGAAGGTATTTCAGAGCCTGAAACCACCACCTGATTTAAAAATCAGCGAGTGGGCAGACGAATATCGGCGTTTATCACCAGAATCTAGCGCGGAGCCTGGAAGCTGGGACACTTCTCGGGCTGAGTATCAGCGCGGGATAATGGATTCATTCAACGATCCGACAGTCCGCGAGGTTGTCGTGATGAGTTCAAGCCAGTGCGGAAAAACTGAAATCTGTAATAACTTGGTGGGGTATCACATTGCACAAGACCCGTCCCCGATTCTTGTTGTCCAGCCAACCCTGGACATGGCACAAACTTGGTCAAAAGATCGCCTTGCTCCTATGCTTAGGGATAGTCCTTCTCTTAGCAGCCTTGTTAAAGACCCTAGAGCTAGGGACTCGGGCAATACTACTTTGCACAAGGTATTCCCTGGCGGGCATATTACTGCTTGCGGTGCTAACAGTCCCTCTAGTCTTGCTTCCCGTCCTATTCGTGTTGTCTTATGTGACGAGGTTGACCGCTACCCTGTTTCGGCGGGTTCTGAGGGCGATCCCGTAAGCCTTGCAAAAAAACGTGCTGCGACATTTTGGAATCGCAAGATTCTTTTAGTATCTACTCCTACAAACAAAGGAGCCAGCCGGATTGAAATGGCTTATGAAGACTCAGATAAACGCAGATACTACGTCAAGTGTCCTCATTGCCAAGAAGAACAAACTCTTGTCTGGGGACAGGTCAAGTGGGATGAGGGAAAGCCTGAAACTGCTAAATATGTCTGCTCTCACTGTGGATCATTATGGGATGAAGCCGAGAGGATTCGTTCTATAAAGTCAGGTCGATGGCTTGCCACACAAGAGTTCAACGGCATCGCTGGATTTCACCTTTCCGCGCTTTACTCACCTTGGACACCATTGGCTGATGGGGTTAGAGACTTTCTTGAGGCAAAAAAACAACCCGCGACCCTCAAAGTATGGGTTAACACATACCTTGGAGAAACCTGGGAGGAATCTGGCGAACAGATTGACGATTACGACCTGTCAAACAGAGCCGAAGACTGGGACGCAGTGCCGGAGGATGTAGTTTTGCTCACCGCAGGAATTGACGTTCAAGATGATCGTTTAGAAGCTGAGATTGTTGGCTGGGGTAAAGATGAGGAATCTTGGTCTATTGCCTACAAAACGATTCACGGCGACCCATCGGCTCCAACAGTATGGCGCGATCTTGATGAATTCTTGAATCAGTCTTTTGAACACGAACTTGGCGAGGACATGATTGTGAGGGCTGCTTGTATTGACTCCGGTGGCCATCACACTCAGGCGGTTTACAAGTATGTCGCGCCTCGGGAGGGAAAGAGGATTTTCGCAATCAAAGGTATTGGTGGTGAGGGACGTCCGATTGTTGGCAAGCCTTCTAAAAACAACATAGGGAAAATCAAACTCTTTCCGGTTGGTGTGGATACTGCGAAACTTTTATTGTTCTCTCGATTCAAAATAACAGAGCATGGACCTGGATATTGTCACTTTCCTGTCGGACGGGAAGATGAGTATTTCAAACAACTGACCGCAGAAAAGATTGCTACAAGGTATCACAAGGGTTTTGCGAAACGAGAATTCGTTAAGACTCGGACACGAAACGAGGCTTTGGACGTTCGCGTTTATGCGATGGCTGCGCTGTCTCTTTTGAATGTTAACTTAACGTCATTGGCTAAACAAATGGAGCACAGGAAAGAAGCGAAAGAGCAAGTTAAGGAACAAAAACCAATAATCAGGCAGAAACAATCTAGTTTTGTGAACCGATGGCGTTAGAATCTGTTATATTTGCAAAAACTAGGGGCTTGCATGGCTAACCTATTCAATGCTTCAACAGCGCCCACCAAAGAGCCGGAAATTATTGTTCCGGGCGACTATTTGATTTGGAAGCGCGTAGATTTAGGCACTGATTACCCGAATAATCTCTATACAGCTACCTATGTGTCTCGTATCACTGGAGGTGGCAATACAGAGGTTCAAATTGTTGGAACTGCAAGTGGTTCTGACTATCTGTTTACAGTCACAAGTGCAACCTCCGCAGACTTTGTTGTCGGTCTTTACCATTGGCAGCTTGAGATCAAGCGAAACTCTGACAATAACCGAATCGTTGTTGACCGAGGAAATTTCACTGTAATCGCTGACCTTGATGTCAACGGGGCAGACCCTCGGACTCATTCCGAGATCATGGTCGGAAAGATTGAATCAATCCTTTCTGGAAAGGCTGATTCTGACGTTTCCTCCTACTCAATCGCAGGTCGCAGTCTCACCAAGATGAGTTTTAACGAACTACTCCAAGCGCGTGACTACTACAAGAGAGAGATGCTCAAAGAGGAAACTGCGGAACTAATCCGGCGCGGTGAGGCTACTGGCGCGACCATAAAAGTTCGTTTCTAAGGAAAAGACATGGGATTACTAGACATTTTCCGAAAGAAAACACCTAAGAAGCGAAACTACGCCGGAGCCAGCACTGGGCGTTTGTTCAACGACTTCGTGACCACTTCTTACTCTGCTGACGAAGAAGTTAAATCCGGTCTAAAAGTTCTGCGAAATCGTGCGCGTGATTTGTCTCGAAACAACGAATATGCTCGGCGCTTTCTGAATCTCTCCAAGGCAAACGTGGTCGGTGAGCGTGGCGTTACCCTTCAGGTCAAAGCGCGAAACGATAACGGCTCAATGGATGTGATTGGAAACGATCAAATCGAACGCGCCTGGAAGCAATGGGGGCGTTTGGGCACTTGTACAGTAGACGGTAAACTGTCTTGGGTTGACGCTCAAAGGCTTTTTATCGAAGCGATGATTCGTGACGGTGAGGTCTTGGTTCGTTTGGTGCGTTATCCAAACTCGTTTAAATTCGCTCTTGAGTTTATCGAGAGTGATCTATTGGATGAGGAATATAACGTCACTCTGCCGAACGGGAATCGGATTCGAATGGGTGTGGAACTGGACAAATTTAATCGTCCGGTTGCCTACCACTTGTTTACCTCTCATCCTGGGGACACATCCTCAAGCTGGATGGGCAAAACTTACAACCGAGTGACCGCAGACAAGATGCTGCATTGTTTCCTCCCAGAGAGGGCAATGCAAACTCGCGGTGTGACTTGGATGGCTCCGGCAATCTCCTCTTTGAAGATGCTTCATGGTTATCGTGAGGCTGAATTGGTTGCTGCGCGTGTTGGCGCTTCTAAGATGGGTTTCTTCACCTCTCCTAATGGTGACGGATTTATCCCCGATGACTTGGACAACAAAGTGCCGATCATGGAAGCCGAGCCAGGGACATTCCAGCAACTTCCCGCGGGAGTGAGTTTTCAACAGTTTGACCCGACTCACCCGACCAGTGCTTTTGCTGACTTTGAAAAAGCGGTTCTTAGAGGGATTGCTTCTGGCTTGGGTGTTTCTTATACCTCGTTGGCAAACGACCTAGAGGGCGTCAGTTACTCCTCGATTCGTCAAGGCTCTTTAGAAGACAGGGATCAATGGAAGGTTGTCCAAGATTATCTTGTGCAGCACTTTGTCGAGCCTGTCTATCGCGCATGGCTGATGTCGATCATGGAAGACGGGATTGTTAACCTGCCTGCGAGTAAATTCGACAAGTTCGCCGAGGCTACGGTTTTCCGCGCTCGCGGATTTTCTTGGGTTGACCCTCTGAAGGAAATGAACGCTGCTGTTGTCGGACTGAAGAACGGCATTCTGTCGATGCAGGATGTGGCGAATCAATACGGTCGGGATGTTGAAGAAACCTTCGATCAAATTCAGGCTGAGAAAGCAATGGCAGAGGCTTATGGTCTGAAGATGGCTTTTGAGCCGTTTGGGGATAAATTGCCAACCGAAGCGGAGGTTTCAAATGCCAACGCCCAATGAAGCCATGAAAGAAGAAGCCCAGAGAGGCTTAGACTGGCGCAATGAGTTTGGGCGTGGTGGCACTGAGGTTGGAATCGCTCGGGCGCGAGATATTGTCAACGGGCGTGACCTTTCTGAAGAAACGATTGGGCGCATGGTGAGTTATTTCGCACGTCACGAAGTTGATAAAGAAGCTGAGGGTTTCCGTCCTGGTGAGGATGGTTATCCCAGTAACGGAAGAATCGCCTGGGCTTTATGGGGTGGCGACCCAGGTAAAACTTGGGCAGAGCGTGAGTGGGCAAAGATCAAAAATGATCGGGATTACCGTCCATACCCGAATGAACACGCTGCCAGACTAAAAGACCCAGATCAATATGACTCATTTAGGCGTGAAAATGACGCTGGAGGACCTGGAATTGATTTCATCTACGGCATTAAAGATGGCACTACGGAGATTCAAGCAATTCGTTTCGACAAAAATAGATATTCTGTTGCCGAAGCGAAAAAATGGTTAGAATCACACGACTTCAAGCCTATTTTGTTTGAAGAAGCAACCGAAAGGGAAGCTATGGAAGATAATCGCGCAATGGTGAGTGTTTCGGTTCATATTGACACCGAAGACCAAGCCGATGTTATTGAAGCAATCGCAAATATGCCGCAACCTGCACAAGAAACTGTGCAAGTTGACGAAAATGGCAATGAGATTGTTATGGACCTCAGCGATGACCGTAAGGCTGGCGAAAGGGTCACTCGCAGCGATGCGATGGAGGCTCGCGTGGAAAGTGTCGATGACCGGCGCGTTTCCATGTCTATCTCCAGCGAAGCCCCTGTGCAGCGGTCTTATGGTGACGAGGTTCTCGACCATAAACCTGAATCAATCGACTTGAGTTTCATTAACTCTGGTCGTGCGCCTTTGCTTTTGGATCACGATCCTGAAAAGCAAATTGGCGTTATCGAATCTGTGAGCCTTGATGCTTCGGCCCGAAAGTTGAGGGCAACGGTGCGCTTTAGTAAAAACGCACTGGCTTCAGAGGTTTACAGTGATGTCGCTGACAACATTCGCGGCAATGTCTCCATCGGTTATTCAATCGCCAAGATGGTGAAAGAGAACAATGGAGCCATTTATCGCGCAACGAGTTGGCGACCGATGGAAGCCAGCATAGTTTCTATCCCTGCCGATGTCACGGTTGGGGTGGGGCGAAGCGATGCGACCGTCACCTCTGAAGCCCAGCCGCAAGG